TCTGAAACATCAAAAACAAGAGTGGAATCTTCATAAACTTGAATAGGTGGATTTACTAATCCAATTTCTCCAGAATACGCGCTAGTAATTCCAATATAAGAAGGAATGGAACTTAATGCATCAGATTTTTTCTGTGATAGTTTGATGGTATTATTATCGACAACAATAACATAATATAATTCGCCATCAATAGGACCATAACCATTCGAGGTAGTAGTATGAACGACCTTATCGCCAGATCTGAATCCATGATTGGTAATTGTAATCTCTGATTTTGAGGTGTTTACGCCAACAGAAGTGAATGATTTTGGATCAATCAAGATTCTTCTTGCTTTGTCATTATATTTTACAGTAACAGTTTTAGATCCTCCAACGTTTACATCGACAAATACTGTTTCATTATTAAAAAGTCCGTGAGTATTCGCAAGAGATACTGTTACCTCATTCTTTTCTGCTGATCCAGTAACAACATTTGGATATTGTGTTTTAAAGCTATGATATACACCAGTTCCAATACCAGTAAAATATAATGTAGATGATTCTCTAATACTATCTCCAGCACCCACAAAGGAACCTGTGGATCCGAGACCAACTTTAACTGTTGCAATACCGATCAAATCATTAGAAATTTTTGCAACGTAAAAAATTTCCTGATCTGATACTGAATAATCAGCACTAATGCCACCGACAGAAACTTCGATTGGATCTCCTCCATAAGTTCTGTATAGAATTTGATCTCCAGTTTTGAGACCGTGATCTGGAAGATAAATTGATTTTTGTGGGACAAATATATTTGTCTTTCCTGCTCCTGGATTTGAAAAAACTATGGTTGTTCCAATTCCAACGGTTAGGGCAAGAGAATCAATCGGATTGAAGTAAAACTCTTTGTTTATTGTATAATTGAATGTCGTTTTATATCCTACATTAATCTTAAATTTTCTGTGATTTTGTCTTATTGTTGTTGTATTTGTATGCGCTGTAGAAACAGTGCCATTTTGACCTCTAAGAACTCTTATTCTTGATGTTTCGTGATCTACAGATAAAACTTTTACATCTTCAGTTCCAATCGAAAGGATATCATTTTCCTTTAAAGATGGATAAGATAAATCACCAAAAATATTTAAGTACGTTACTATTCCAGTAACACCAGCAGTACCAACTCCAACAGTGAGGACATATCTATCTGTTGATATACCTGCTCTATATGCCCCTGCAAGGAGGGTGTTTGTAGTGCTTAGACCAGATACGACTACCTTATTGGTATTTGCCCAATAATGAGGATTTGGAGCAATCGCCAAGAAAGATCCCCCATTTGATATTGGCAAAAATTCAACATTAGAGATTGAACTAGTGGCAACACTAATAGATGTAATTTCTTTTCCTGAAATTTTGTCAACTTCAAGTAAAGTTCCATAACCTCCACTTCCTTCGAAGTTGATAATTGGTCTATCACCTACTTTATAATTCTGTCCACCTGTAACAATTCCTACTCCATCAATCGAACCTTTAGATGTAGATTTAATCTCTGTCTTTTGATTTAAACTATTTGGAATATCTATGTAATTGTATGAACTTTGCTTTCCTTTTATCTTATGAGTATTTGTAACTCTGATGTAATTAGTTTGATTTAAATCAACATCATCTTGATTAGATAATGATTTAAAGTTATAATTGTTTGGAATATTATTATAGCAATTTCCTACAACATAAGGAAATACTGGTGACTTATATCCTTTATAAATTCCAGTAGAATCTGGTTTTTCACTTATAGATGAAAAATATGCATATGTGCCATTTGGATATTCTGGAGTGACACAAAATCTTCCATTATTTTCATCTAATACAAGTGGATCTGAACTTGGATAGAAGGTGTAATCCTCCACAAAAAATCCTTCTGGGAATGGAGGGCGATCATTTGCAAGACTCAATCTATAACCACTCTTAACTTGTTTTATTACTCCCCCTGTCAGAGTAGAATATGCATATGGTCCGTAAATTGGATTTCCGTCGTATGCATACCCTATAATTGGAGAGTGATACAATGAATCAATTTCAAAACCATTATTGATTTTTAGATCTACAGATCCATATACTTTATTTCCTTTTGAGTCTATGCCAAATAAGGATTGTCTTAGGGATCTTGGTGAATATAAATGCGTATACTGAAGACCATATTGTAGATTCGTTCCATTTGTAATAAATCCATCATCTCCAGTAAACTGCTCATAGTTAGCAATAACATTATTAACAGTCCAAGTTTTTATTGTGGCAGAAAACTTAGCACCTTTTCCTGATGAAATTACATTAATGGATGTATCTTGTCTATTGTAGGATACTCCACCATGAATGACGTTTACTGATTCTATTTGTCCGTTTACTACTACTGGAGTTATTACTGCTCCAACACCAGAACCAACAACTTGTAGAGTTGGAGATGAATTATATCCAGATCCTTTAGAATTTACTAAAACTTCTACAACTTGTCCATTATTGACAATTGGAGTTAATTGTGCTTCTTCTCCAGTTTGAAGATTTATTAAAGGTTCTCTATTAAAGTTTAAAATTTCAGAAGATCCATATCCAACTCCATCATTCGATAAATGAACAGATTCGACGGAACCTCTAAAAATTGGTTGAACTCTTGCCTTAAAATCTTCTGTTGATAACGAAGAAATGCCAATCTTTCCTTCAATAGTAACTTCTATTTCCGGATAATTGAAAATATGAGTTCCTAATCCAACATTTCTTAAATCTGCATACAATTTTGTATTATAAACTTGTCCATCAGATCCAATTCCAGATTGATATAATCTGAAAGAATCATTATCTTTCTTATCAATATAATAACTTGTTTTTGGAATCAATCCAACTACAGAAGTACCATCCACATCATAAACAATTCTTTCTCCCGTGGAAAAATTATGATTTGGAATAGTAATAGTATTACTCGCGGTATTAATTCCTACAATTCCAGTTGTTAGTTTTCTATTAGTATATCCTCGACCTTCAGAAATTATGTTTATTTTTGAAATTACATTTTTCTTGGATACTGATTCGAGTGTATGATTTCCTGTTCCATAGTCAAGTAAAACAACAGTTCCGACTCCAAGTACTGCTTGATTTTCTGTTTGGTGTAGTTTTACGGTATAAGGATCGACAACGTTTACATAATAGACAGAATTGGTAGAAAGACCAGAAATTACCTGCCCTCCATTATTTTTGTATAGAACTTTTTCTGCATTTGTAAACTTATGATATGTAGTAAAACCAATTGTAGATACAGTTGTTCCTATGCCTACTTTTTGTCCAAGAACAGTTGAATTGAAATTTATATAATGAGTAACTTGATTTAATTTAACAGCCGCTTTTGCTCCTGTTCCATTTCCACCAGTTACTTTGATGACTGGAGTTTCAATATAATTAAATCCTGGTGAAATTATTCTAAGTTCTTTTAAAGAACCCGAAACAGAAACATAACCAGTAGCCCCTGTCCCTACAGAATCACTAATGTGCAAAATTGGCGGATTAATAATATCATAATCCTCTCCAGGAGCAGATACGTCAATTTTTTGGATAGACCCATAATATACAGTATCAGTTGATTTGTAGTTTTGAAGTTCTACTCCATTAACAAATATGCCTGTCTTAGTTCCTGGAGTGGTCTCATATTTTTTGCCATCTTTTTCTGGTTTGGAAATTTCTCTAAGGAGTTTTTGCGTTCCTAAAGTTTTTCCTTTCAAATTATAAACTTCAAGTACTTGTCCAGTGATAGTTACTGGAGATGGTGTACTTACAAAATTTCCATAGAAAAGATCAGATCTTCCTTTTGCAAATTGAACATTATTTTCATCTATTCTTTTAATAAAGTATAATCCCTCTTCGAAGTTACTTCCCAAATTTCCTTCTGGATATGTAGTTTGAGTAACTCCAGAGAAAGTATCTAAGGTTTCTTTTACTGGGAAAGAATAATATACTGCATCGCCAGTATAAAAACCATGATCTTTAAGTGGAGAAATATTGTAGGTGTTGGTAGATCCAACACCTACAGGAGGAAATGTTCCAGAAAATATAATTTTTTTGGAAGTTACGTCAAGTGGTTGATTTCTATATGATGGTATAGATGGAGACGCTATAAGAGTTTTATTTCCATCAATATAAACATTTTCTACATTTGAATTTAAGTGGGATATATTTGTAAAATAAGTTGCATTAACTTTTGACAACTTTTTAGTAAAAGTATATTTTTTGTTTACATCCAATAGAATATCTGATCTCACACTTAAAGTATTGGCAGATGTAATATCAAATACTACTGCTTCTGTTTTTGTTCCTGTGGTATCTTCAATCGAGATAGTATTTCCTATTTTTAACAGAATTGTATCAAAAGTGGAAATAGAATATAACTTTTGTTGAGAATCTACTAAAGAAACACTTTTTACCTGATATGTTGGACTGGAATTAATTGTCCAAATATCGTTCGTTGAAGCATCTTCTCCTAATGACTTAATATCAATCAGTTCTCCATTTTCATAATAATGGTTATTTGTATTTTCCGATGGATTTTCTAATACTGGAGTGATTCTTACTTTGATAAGGGATTGATCTACATTTGAATATCCATATGCATAAGTATTAATAAAAATATTTTCAGTATCTTTAATGGTATTTGTTATATTAGTACAATCAAAAAATTGAGTTAATGATTTATTTTTGTATGTTACTACACCAACAGTTCCATCAGAATAAGCAACATACAATTCTCCATCTTGAGGAAATCCCAGTGTTGAATCGACATCAATATAACTAGATCCTGCTGAAATATTTCCTATTACTTTTGTTTTGGCATGTGCTTTAAAATTACCATAGATGGATCCATTTATTATGATATCTCTATCATAATTCGCATCAATACTAACTCTCCAGTAGTTTGAAGTTGTAAAACCTGTTGTAACTTTTTCTACTTTAGCAACAGGAGCATATGCTCTAGTTATATCCTTATACTCATCTTGCTGAAGTGTATTTCTCTCCAATTCTGCAGGATTTCCGCTAATTGGAGTTACAATAAAATCTTTAGTAACTTGAAATTGAGAATCAGATGGTCTGAATAAAAACTCTTTTGGTCTGACTATCTCAGCTTTTTCTCCATAAAGAGCTTTAAACAAAATTTTAAAGGATTCGTCTGTTCCTCTTGTTTTGTAAAAATCTTTTATTTGTTTAATAAATCGAGACTGTTTTATTGCAATCTCTTTATTAGTTTCTTCGTCTGTTCCAGAAAATAATTCTCTATTCTCAAACCCAGGAGCAAGTCTATATTTTACTTTTTTGAAAAATTCTTTTAAGAAAAGAGCACTTAAATTTGTTACTCTTTTTAGTCCAACACCTTCTGGACTATATTGAAGATCATGCTTTTCTTGATTAGATGTTGAAAAAATAAAATTCTCTGGATTTAAAGGGTCTTCGTAAGAGGTAATCCCTAAGAATCCCCTAACACATCCTTTAAATTGAATGTTACTTTTCTCTGTATAAAGAATTAATTCATTATCAACTTTAATTAAACCATAGTTATCAGGAAATCCCTGTGTAGATGCAACATTAATCTCAGTATCAAAAAGTCCTATAGGCAAAGTTAGTTCTGCATCATTAACATATCGATCAGAAACTTCTTCGATACTATTATATTTGTCAATGTTGTTTAACAGATCCAGCGCTCCACCAGGATATTCCTGTGACAAGTAATACTTGGTAAAGAATTCTTGTACTGCTGGAAATTCTTCTCTGATATACGTAGGGAATTGATCGGCTACGATTTGATTGAATTTGATTCTGCTGCTTGTCATTCTTTATACTCTTACTAAATTCCCAGTGGTGTAACTAGAGGATACGATATAGTTAGATCCTGAAACATCAAGACCCGATGCAATATTGTCTGATACCATTTCAATAGTGCTCTTAGAAACATCTAATTGCAAATAAAGATCTTGAAAACCAACAACATCATTGGATTGTGGAATTGCGGAAATTTCTATAATTTGTTGACCATCCTTTTCTTTTCCAGATTGGATGTTTATCGCACTTAAGGTAATAATACCATTTACGTAGTCAATTCTTCCGACATTTCTTTTTCTGATGGTAACAGCGTTAGAATTTGGAGAAGGAACATTGAATAAGAAAATAGAACCATTTAGTCTATCCGAATCTGGAATATCGGAAAGATATACATCACCAGTGATTCCTTGAACTCTAAACGCGGTTGATTTAATATTATATCCAGTCAAATTGCCAATATAAAATTGATTGCCGAAACCAATTTGATATTCTGCAAAAGTATTTAACAGCACACGAAGATCTCTTCTCATTCTAATCTTCGTAATATTCGATGTTATTGCTTGATTACTGTCATCAATGATTTTTTGGAACTTACTATACTTAAATCTTGCTCCATATCTGTTTAATTCAGTAGAATCTGCATATTTTTCAACGTTTCCGCGAATAATTGATGAAAGTTCCGCTGCATTTGCCGCTTGATTTGTGTTATAATACACTTGAGACTCAGTTTCAAGGTAAAGATACTTCAAATCAAGGATTTCTGGGACAATTCCCGCTACAGAGTACTTTTTCAACTCCCTAACAATGTCTTGTTTGATCAAATTTGGAAGAAAATCACCAAATTTGGGTTTAATGCTGATAAAAACCTTTCCATATTGGGGTGGAACTAGGTCTTCTCCACCAAAAACAGAGATAGATTCGGTTTCTGGGTAAACTTTTGATGGAATTAGCACTTCATAGTCGGATGCTGTGAGTGCTCTGTTCTGTGATGAGTAGATTTTTGGTGCAAATTTACGAATTGACTCGATTGATTCGATAGAATCTCCTCCAGCAGCTCCAAGATCAGTGCCTAAAATCGAAATTCCAGAAGAAACTACGTACTCTATACCGTTTCTGGTGTATACAAGGCGTCCACTGAAGGCAAAATTACTAACTCCATTGGCACTATCGCCGTTAGATGTAATATAAACTGCCTCAATGATGTTACCTTCCTGCAATTTCTTACCAAAAATGCCATCACCAAAGGTAATTTCATATCTTTCATCTTCAATCTCTTGTAAGAAGAAGATTTTAGACTCACTATTCAATCCAAAAAGATCATCTTTGCGATGATAATATACCCATGTGGTAGATGCTGTCGAATCTTTAACCCTTACAACTAAAGTATCTGTATCAACCCCAACATTATCAATAATAAAACGTTGATTTGGATTTGTTGAATTTACTGTATATTCCTGTCTAATTCTATTTCCCTCGCATATTTCTAGTTCATCGAAAGATGCAATTCCATTTACAACTGCGACTGTTGTATCTTCTGGTCTTGAGAATACAAAACTTTGATTGGCAAAGTTTCCTGTGGATGCAGCAACAATTCCTCTTTGCAGTGTTAGAGATGTTGGAACAGGAGTAATACCAGTACAATCAACGAAAAAACTTACAGTTGCTCTTGCTGCTCTTCTTGATCTTGGAGTATATCCAATTGATCTTGCAAGTGCAACTACGTTTTCTCTGAGTGTAGCAGACTCAAGAAATACCTCATTCGCAAGCATGTTCGCATTATAAGATGAGACATATGTGTTATATGCCATCAAATTAATGATCGAACTTAGGTTAGATCCTTCAAAATCATAATCAGTAAAATTTGGATCTGATCGTATGTACTCAATCAGAAGCGCTTTTATTTGATCAAAGTCTAGTGAAGTAAAGTTTTGAAGTGTCATTTATCTTGCTGATACGAGAGCAAATTCTAATACTTGTGTTGGCATGGGACTACCAATTATGTCATATTCAATCCTAACGTCGAAAATATAAGCATCATAGTTAGGTGTTACTTTTACATTATTAAGTCTAACTCTTGGTTCAAAGTTTTTAATCGACATCATAATTTCATTTTTAATTTCTCTTGCAGAGAATTCATCCATATTTTCAAATAAAGATGCTCCAATATGAGAACCAAATGTAGGATTAAAGGGAACTTCGCCTGGTATGGTAAGAACAATATTTCTTATAGCACGATTGATCGCATTGACATTTTTAAGTGCTACAAGATCATCCGTCAATGGATTCATTCCGAATGTCATTGATATATCTTTAAATCCTTGACTGACTCTTTCCAGAGGCATGAGTATAGAAACGCACTTTAATAAGGTTATTTATTCATAAAAAAAGAGGGTGAATGAATCACCCTCTCTTATTATCCTCTACCTTGTCCTCTATACCTTTTCTTCTTTCCGTTTCTTGCAGATGCCGAGAGAAGCGTATTTTTCGAGTTGCCTTGACGAGTTTTTTTCGGCTTACCGGGGGTATAATTCCCACCTTTCATAATTGCCATAATTTATCTCCGAGAAATTTTGTAGATCAAATAATACGAGTTTTTTCGTGACCGACACGAACGCGGGGGTCACACCAGATCTTAAAGCCTGCTTCGATAGCATCGAGACAGAATGATACGTCCTCACCACACATGTCTTGGACTGCACCAGATTCAAAGACTTGCATCTTAGGAGCGAACCAAGGATACTCCAGGTTCTCAAAGACGCCCTTCTTGATCAGTACCCATCCAAATCCAGTATAGTCGCATGTGAAGGGTTTCTGACGCTTGCTAAGGGTCTCAATGGTTTCATGATTCATAACACCGCCATTCTTGCGGAATTCTTCTTCATCAAGCCAGTGAGCAACAGAGGAAGTATGACCGTCTTCTGTGAGATACCATCCACAAACAATCTCCTTCTCATCAACTTCGCCTGTCTCTTCGTCTGGTGCGGGGAATGCCAGATCACAGAGTTGCCAGAATTTACCAGTGTCAAAGACGATATCACTATCAATCCAGAGTTGGTAATCATAGTTCATTTTGCCATCCCAAGGAATTTGCTTAGGACCACGCAGAACGTTTGCACCAAGAACCTTACAACGTGCAAAGTTGACCATAGACGAATAGTCTTGAGAGATCTGAATTGCACAACCGTTTTGAACAAGATCAAAACAAAGTTGCAGGAAGTTCTTCATAAAGATGTAAGAACAGCCTCGACCTGGCAGACACATCACAATGGTCTTACCACGCATTCTTTCCATAATTGCAGGGTAGTCCCATTCCGTCTTTGGTGTTGATTTCTTTGGAGGGACAGTCTTTACAGTAAATCCTTTTGCCATAACTTTTGGTTGGTTTCAGTTCAAATTTTAACAGAGAATAATAGGTTAGTCAATACTTAGGAATCTTCTTCCCTTATTCTTTCTAGTTCCTTTTGTTTTTCAACTCGTTGCTTTAGTCTATGAGCAGCAATATCATTTCCAATTTCAGTCATAGGTCTATCTATCCATTCTTCATAACGTAGATCTTCTAAAGAATATGAAGTCTGCATTAATCCTACCATACCTCGAACAGTCTGCCAAAGGGCATCGAACTCTTCCTCGGGTACCTCTGCAGCAATACATTTATCGCCAGCAAAGATGTTATAGATCTTCGGATAAGAATTGTTAGTCATGAACCTTATGAATAATGTGATTATTCTCTTTCCTTACTATATATGCGAATAAAAATACCCCTAGGGCGGAAAACCCTATGGGGACAAAAAATATATCCGGTAATTTTTTTCTGTGTTTTATTTTGTAAGCGTATTATATATGACTACTAATAAAAATCCAAAAGCAATAAAAAATGGGCGTGGATAACGAATCATCCAT